TTAGAAGCACAACTTTTTGGAGGTAGCACCAAATGAAAGATTACTCTTTACCCTATATCGTTTTAAATAGTTTGCTTAAAAAATACCACGATATGATGCTAAAAAATAACTCAAATAGAGCTTATGAAATAGCAACCGACATGGTAGAAATGGCCTTAGTATTACAAGACTTTGCTGGCGAAAATGCGAATAAAAAAGTTTGATCAAGGGCTGCATGATCGATACGATCCGCCTGCCAGGGCTGCCGTTACGACTTGGCTAAACAATATGTGGGGTGTTGATGCTGTAGACAACCCTGACATATATGGGACGGATTTAGTTATATATCGAGCAGGCAAACATGTGGGCTTTGTAGAAGTAGAGGTTCGTTCTTGGACACCATATTGCCCTTTTAATACTATTCATGTGCCTGAACGCAAAAAGCACATGCTAGAGGTGGAAAATACATTATTCTTTGCGCTAACGCATTGCATGAAACATGCGTATTGGATCAAGGGCAGTAAAGTATTTTCTCATCCTCAGGTGGAGTTGAAGGATAATGAAAAGCATGAGTTTTATTACGATGTGCCTGTCGAGCTTTTCAAATATGTGGATTTAACACAAATTTTTTAATGAATAAATCTGAAAAAGAAAATTATGCAAAGTTGGCGAGATATGGCTGCGTATTATGCAAACACCTTGGATTCAGCGACTCTGACATGCCAGTCGAAATCCATCACATCAGACGTTTTGGAGGCAAGCGAGACAAAGCGCCAGCAATACCGCTCTGTGCTGGACATCATAGACACTTCAAGGATTCAATTCACCAGCTTGGAGCTAAAGGATTTAAAAAGCATTGGGGCTTTGACCTCGAAGATAAATTGCTGGAACTGGAATGAGTAGCTGGCTAATTATTGTTACTGGATTGATTTATGCTTATATTGGTATAGAGCAAGGCGTTAAAGGCAATATACCTATGGCAATTACTTATTTATCGTATTCAACCGCCAACGTAGGTTTGTATTTTATGGCGAGATAGTTGTTACACTTTACAATAAAAGTATAATAACTTTACAATTCGTGGCCATCAAAACCAAGACAAGCTCCAACCAGCATTTTGCGCCTTTTAAATGTAGCGTCATGCAAGTTCCATTTACCTGATTTGTGTCTGCTGCAATGAACCAGTTCATGGGCCATGCTTCTGACCACTGTGTCAAAAAAGCCACAACGAGCCTTAGAAATGCTAAATATATGAGGGCGAGCTAACGATTCATCAAACTCATAGGTAGCCATTACCTGATGGTCGTCTACTATTTCAAAACGGCACAATTCGCTAGGTGGCAAGTCCCATTTAATAAAAGGCTCGCACTTAGCTAAAGTTAAATAAATGCCTTCTAAGATTTTAGGAGTGATCTTCATACTTTATGAATACTGCCTCTAAATTCATACTCGTCCTCGCCACAAACCATAACCAGTTCAGGCATAAGCATTCTACCTTGGTCAAATGAGAGCATTACAAAGCCTGAACGCCAATCCTTAGGGGAGTCCTCGCAATACTCAAAGGTGCTAGAAAATGGGTCTGCAAGGCAGCCAGTTTGAACCCCCCAAAACGTTCCTTGGTAATTTGAAATTGGGCTGGCACATAAAACATGCGTATGGCCTGTGACTATGTTTGTATTGCCTGCTGCCATCAAATTGCTATATCCAGCCGTTCTACCGCCTTTAAAACGGTGTTTTACAACCGTTTCCTCGCCAATCCAATATGACCAGCAGGTTTTCCATTCAGGAAAGTGATATTTAAGGCTAAAACCGTCAACTCCACTATATTCAGGCACTTTATTAACTAGCCAGGACTCGTAGCGCATGTCATGGTTTCCAAGGGTCCAAATAAGCTCGCAACCTGCTGGCTTGTGTTTGACTATTTCGTCTAAATGGTAACGGCAAGCGTTTAACTCTTCTAAAACAGTAGGCTTTTGGTCGTAATTAATACTGGGGAATCTTGATAGAACCTGGCCGTCAAATGCGTCACCGTTGCAAATAATGACCTCAGGCTTAAACTCATCAATCATTTTGATAAGCGCTTTAAAAGCTGTGGTGGTTGTATCGGTAAAATGTGCGTCTGAAAAGACAATAACCCTTTTAACCTTGTCAACGTCTATGCCTCTGCGAACGTTGTGCGGTGTTTGCTCTATTTTTTTGGGTCTCTCTTTTTTGGGGTCTCTCAAAGAGTTAAACGTAGGCAGTTTGATGCTGTAGCGAATTTCTATGTTTTTGCGCCTTGTCATAGCGCTTCTAGGGTTTACACCTATCTTTTCAGCCACAAGGGTTGGCGAGCCTAACTCTTTCCAAAGTTTAATAAATTCTTGATCAGATACCGCAGAAGTAAATCCCATGATTTTCCTTTGTGATAAAGTTGCTAAATACTAACCTATTATTGCAACAAATCAATGACTTATTACGCAAAACGCACTGATGCCAATCAAAAGGAAATCGTAAATGCTTTTAAAGATATGGGTTGCAGCATATTTGATACATCTCGTATTGGTATGGGCTTTCCTGATTTGGTTATAGGAAAGAACGGTAAAACGGTTTTGGTAGAAATAAAATCATCTGAAAAAGCAAAGTTCACAACGGCTCAAGACCTTTTTATGATGAACTGGAAAGGCTCTACCGTTTGCCGAGTTCATGATTTAGAAGGGGTCAAAACTGTTGTGAAAGTTCTTGACAATGCCAGCGAATAAGGCAAAATAATATAACTAGAACTTTTCTAGTCTTTTTGATCAAAAGGAAATAAACATGGGTAAGATGGACGCAGAAGTATTTAAGTCTGGTATGAGCGGTGAGAAAGTTCCTAAGGGTGCTTTGTCTAGCGATACCACTGGTGAGCGTAAAATGAAGATTACTGGCGGTGTTGGTATGGGTAAGGCTGATGCAATGGGTAGCCGTCCTTTGAGCCATGCTGGTAACTTTGAAGGCAAACTTGGTGAGTTGAACGATGGCAATATGGGTGAGCGTGAGTGCTATTCCCATAAACGCTACGAGCATGCACAAGACGGTATGTAATTAAGGCGAAGGGCCTACAAGCACGTGAAACTTGTAAGCCCTTCTAACCAGTTAGTAAACGGAGAACTAAATGGCTGAAGTAGATTCTAAAGTTAGCTGTAAAGATTGTCGATATTTTAAAAATGCCGACATTATGGGCCGTTGCCATCGGTTTCCTGAGGCTGTCAATAAAACATTAAACGACTGGTGTGGCGAGTGGAAATCTACTGCTGCGCCTTTGGTTATTGAATATATGGTGCAAGACTTGTCTAACGAGCCTAGTAAAGCTAGAGCAAAGATACAAGAAGAAGTAGCCAAGATTCCACCAAAAATGCGAGGAAGGCCCAAAAAAGATGCGGTCTAACGCTCATATAACTATTGAAGTTGACGAAGACGGCTTTGTTGAGTTTATTTGTAAATCAAATGGACCTGACGAGGCTAATCGCATAATGCTAGAGGTTATGGACCTTATAGACCAATTTAACGGTCACAATTCTATTGCTCCTACTGAAACACATGGTGTCCAATGAAATTACAGCCTTTAAATGACAAAATTGTAGTAAAGCCTGAAAAACGGCAACTTAGTTCCATTATTTATGTTGAAAACAAAGAAGTCGACAACATGGGAACGGTTGTTGCTGTAGGCCCTGGCAAGAAAGTCGGTGGTCGTAGAGAAGATATGCCTATTACCGTAGGCGCTTATGTTCGCTTTGGAACTATGAACGACAACCCTAAAGACGAATATTTAAAGTATTTTGAGTATTTTGAAGATGGTGAGCGCTATCTCGTTATGAGTTGGCAGGACGTTTGTTTTGAACAGGAGATCGCATAATGGAAGAGATTGTTAAGGATTCATCTTTACTTGAAACTGTAATGGCATATTTTGGCTGGTATAAGGTTAAAAAGGTTGAGCTAGAGTTCGACAACTTGCAAATTACTTACACTTTCAATAAAGAACCGTTAAAAACTGAAGCTGAGTGGCCATTTCCAGCGCCTAAAGCTAAGCGTAAGCCAGCCCTTAAAAAGGCTACTACTCGCAAAGGTGACAAAGATGGCGACTAAAAAACATGACAAACCTATCCCTCATAAAACAACAGGGAAAGACAAAACATACAATCCAACCGAAAAAGGCGCAGGAATGACCGCTAAAGGTCGTGCCGAATATAACGCTAAAAACGGTAGCCACTTGAAAGCACCAGCACCAAACCCCAAAACAAAGGCAGATGAAGGCCGTAAAAAGTCTTTTTGTGCAAGGATGGAGGGAGTAGTAAAGAAAGCCAAGGGTCCAGCTGAAAGGGCCAAAGCATCACTTAAAAATTGGAATTGCTAACATGCCACTTAAAAAATCAACTAGCGCCAAAGCCTTTAAAGAAAACATTAAGGCTGAAGTAAAAGCAGGAAAACCTATTAAACAAGCTGTGGCAATTGCTTACAGCGAAAAACGTGAAGCAGCAAAAACTAAACCGAAAGGAAAGAAATGAGCATTGAAGATAAAGTAGTTTCATTCACTATTGCGCAAATTAACGAGCTATTAGCTGAACTAGGTAAAATCCCTTATGTTCACAGCGCTCATCTAATTGCTGGTATTAAATCTATTGCAGAGCCACAAGTTCAGCCTGCTGTAACTATTACTCCAGCCGAGACCCCTGCCGAGTGAAAATAGAACAGCGTTCAATAGAATCGTTGATACCCTATATCAACAACAGCCGAAAGCACTCAGATGAACAGGTGGCTCAAATTGCAGCTAGCATCCGAGAGTTTGGTTGGACTAATCCCATTTTGGTTGATGGGGCTAATGGGATTATTGCTGGTCATGGTCGTTTGCTTGCTGCTCGCAAGTTGTCTATGGATAAAGTTCCTGTTATCGAACTTGCCCATTTATCAGAGACTCAAAAGAAAGCTCTGGTCATTGCGGACAATAAACTGGCGCTAAATAGCGACTGGGATACAGAACTATTAACCGTAGAACTACAAGAGCTATTAGGCGATGAGTTTGATTTAGACCTATTAGGCTTTGATAAGGACGAATTAGACGCTCTATTGAACGTTATTGAGCCAACGGAAGGGCTAACCGATGAAGATGCTGTTCCTAATGCTCCGCTTACACCTAAGTCGAAACTGGGCGATATATTTAGTCTTGGCAACCATCGGCTTATGTGTGGCGACTCGACTTCTATTGAAAGCGTAGAAAAGCTGACAAACGGCTTAGTCGATATTCTTGTTACCGATCCGCCATATAACGTGGCATACGAAGGCAAAACAAAGGATGCGCTAACCATTCAAAACGACTCTATGGGAGACGAAGCATTCCGCCAATTCCTAAGAGACGCTTTTGTAGCTGCAGACGCTGTAATGAAGCCTGGCGCTGTATTTTATATATGGCATGCCGACTCCGAAGGCTTTAATTTTAGGGGTGCGTGTAAAGACGCTGGCTGGAAGGTTCGTCAATGCCTAATATGGCAAAAAGACACAATGGTTATGGGCCGTCAAGACTATCATTGGAAGCATGAACCTTGTTTATATGGCTGGAAAGACGGTGCAGGGCATTTATGGGCATCGGACCGTAAGCAAACCACCCTTATAGAGTGCAAGCGTCCTAAGCGTAACGATATCCACCCTACGATGAAGCCAGTAGAGCTTATGGAGTATCAAATCTTGAACAACACCAAAGGACAGGATATGGTGCTAGACTTATTCGGTGGTTCAGGGTCTACCCTAATAGCTGCTGAGAAAACAGGCAGAAAGTCCGCTTTGATGGAGCTTGATCCTAAGTATTGTGACGTTATTATTAAAAGATGGCAGGAGTTTACTGGAAAGCAGGCGATCCATATAGAATCAGGCTTAGAGTTCGATAAACTTTAAACATTTTCCGACAATAAAAAGATGCTACCCCACGAACCAACCGAAAAGACCAAAGTGCAAGTCCTACAAGCTGCAGGGCTAGGGCTTCCACATGAGCAAATAGGCGCTTTAATTGGTATATGCGATAAGACCCTACGCAAGCATTACGAAATAGAACTGGCGCTAGGCAAGGCCCAGGCATCGGCTAAGGTTGCCAATTCATTGTTTAACAAGGCTATCAAAGGTGACACAACGGCTGCTATTTGGTGGACTAAGGCCCAAATGGGGTGGGGCGAGACCAATACCACTAGATTGGCTAACGCTGACGGCTCAAATATTGACGGCTTTGAAATAATCCTAACTGAACCTGATGGAACAAGATCAAAGGCTTGAGCAGGTTCTTGCTAAGGCGCATTTTCCTACTAAGTTAGGAATACTATTTAAGCCTAAAAACTGCCGTTATCGCATACTCTACGGAGGGCGAGGCGGATCAAAATCTTGGAATATTGCCAGGGCTTTGCTTATTAAAGGCTTTAGAAGCCAGCTGCGTATTCTATGCGCACGTGAGTTCCAAACTTCTATTAAAGACTCGGTTCATAAATTATTGTGCGATCAAATAGAAAACCTAGAGCTAGGCTGGTATTACACCGTTACGCAGAACTCTATTGTGGGTAAAAACGGCACAGAGTTTACCTTTGTGGGTATTAAAAACAATACAAATAATGTAAAAAGTATCGAAGGAATTGATATTTGTTGGGTGGAAGAGGCGCAAAGCGTTTCGGCCCAAAGTTGGAACATTCTCATACCTACGATTCGTAAAGAAAACAGCGAAATATGGGTGTCATTCAACCCTGAGCTAGAGACAGACGAGACTTATCAACGGTTTATTGTCAATCCACCTGAAAACTCGGTGGTCCAAAAGATAAACTACAGCGACAACCCTTGGTTTCCTGAAACGCTAGAGTTAGAACGCCAGGCACTAAAAAATAGGGATATTCAGGCTTATAACAACGTTTGGGAAGGTATCTGCCGAACCCAAATAGATGGAGCTGTATTTGGTAAAGAGATGGAAATAGCCGAGCTAGACGGCAGAATTACTAGAGTGCCTTACGACCCAATCAAACCAGTTCATGCCATATTCGACCTTGGGTGGGCCGACTCGACTGCGATTTGGTTTGTGCAGTTTATTGGCATGGAAATCAGGGTGATACGCTATATTGAGGACAACCAAAAAACCATTAGTTGGTATCTAGCCCAAATGCAGACCTATGGCTACGTCTATGACACCTTATGGCTACCCCATGACGCTGCTGCTAAGAACTTAGGCTCAGGCAAATCTATCGAGGAAATTGTGCGATCTACAGGCTGGAAGGTGCAAATACTAGACCGAGTGCCTGTAACGGATTCTATAAACGCAGCTAGAACGATATTTGCAAAATGCTATTTTGATAGGCAAAATTGCGAAGAAGGCTTACAATGCTTAAGACATTATCGCTATGACGTTGATCCTGAAACTGGCGCATTTAGTCAGAAGCCACTTCATGACCAATATTCACATGGCGCAGATGCCTTTAGATATATTGGGTTGATGGTAAACGAGCCTCGCAAGCCAAAACCCCAAAGACAAAACTATATGCCTGTGGGCAGCTGGATGGGATAAATATGGCAGATTACGATAGCATCAATGACATGGAATACGATTCAAGGATTGATGAAGCTAAGCAATTCTTGCGCTTATGTGGCGATGTAGATTCAAACAATCGTGCCGAAGCATTAGATGATGTCCGTTTTGCTGCAGGCGATCAATGGCCAGTAGACGTCCAAAATAGCCGAGTGCTAGAGGCTCGTCCTTGCCTAACCATTAATAAGATTGACGCTTATATCCGTCAAATTTGTAACCAACAGCGCCAGCAACGTCCTAGAATTAAAGTGCATGGCATGAATAATGAATCAGACGCTAAATTAGCCGAGATTCTAACTGGTGTATGCCGTCATATAGAAACACAATCAAACGCTGACAACGCTTACGACACAGCCTTTGAATACGCAGTAAAAATGGGTTGGGGATATTTCAGGGTTACTACTGACTATGTGTCAGACGATAGCTTTGAACAGGAAATCTATATCCGTCCTATTGATAACCCTTTTACTGTTTACTTTGATCCTAATTCCCAGTTGCCAGATGGTTCTGATGCTGAGCGATGCTTAATTACTACCGTAATAAGCAAACGAAACTTCAAGGTCCTATACCCCTGGGCTGAGGTAGATCAAGGCTTTAGTAGCAGAGGCACTGGGGATACCAACTCTGAATGGGTAATGAAGGAAGATATTCGTATTGCCGAATACTTCTATACCGTCAAAGAGCCAGCCGTTCTTTACTATTTATCTGATGGCACAAGCCTTTATGAGGACGAATACAAAAAGGTTAAGAAACTGCTCGAGGCTGCCAATATTGAGGTATTAGACAAACGAGATAGCTATAAAAAGAAAATCAAGTGGTGCAAGCTAACCGCTATGCAAATCCTTGAAGAGGGTGATTGGGCTGGTAAGTTTATTCCTATTATTCCTGTATATGGCCAGCAGGTTATTGTGGATTCTAAGCATAAGAAGTTTGGCTTGGTTCGTATGGCTAAAGACCCACAGCGTATGTATAACTACTGGGCCACTAGCTTGACCGAGACCGTAGCTTTAGCGCCTAAGGCTAAATGGATTCTTGCTGAAGGCCAAGACGAAGGCCATGAAAACGAATGGGCGATGGCTAATATTAAAGCCTCACCTTATTTGCGTTACAAGCAGACCGATACAGAAGGTAGGATGGCCCCTCCTCCTACAAGACAAGCGCCTGAACAGCCTCCTACAGGGGTTATGGCTGCATTAAGCGGTATGAACGCAGACTTGCAGGCTGTGGTTGGTATATACGACCCTAGCCAGCTTCCGCAAGGCAACCAATCAGGCAAGGCTATCCAAGGTCAACAACAGCAAGTTGACATGGTTAATTACCATTACTATGACAACTTGACTCGTTCTATTGCTTATTGTGGCCGTATTATTTTGGATTTGATTCCTAAAATTTACGATACTGAGCGAGTTTTGCGCATAATTGGCGATGACGGCAAACCTGAATTAGTTACGCTGAACCAACGCTCCGTTGACGAGCAAGGTGTAGAAAAGATTCTAAACGACGTATCCGTTGGCAAATATGACGTTGTAATGGATACAGGCCCAGGCTATTCATCTAAGCGCCAAGAGGCTGTAGAGGCTATGACAGGGCTATTTGCTGCCGATCCTCAGCTTATCCAAGTGGCTGGCGACCTATTTGTGCGTAATATGGACTTCCCAGGTGCAGATATTATTGCTGACCGCTTGGCAGCGTCTAACCCAATGGCTCAAATTGACGATAAATCGCCTGTTCCGCCACAAGTTCAGATGCAGGTTAAGAATATGCAGTCTCAACTCCAGCAGGCTCAACAAACTATTCAGCAATTACAGCTTGATATTAAGCACAACAGTTCTGTTAAACAGATGCAAGAAGATGCAGAAACTAAGCGAGAGCTTATGCGTCAGACTGCTAAGGCGCATGATATTGAAATGCGTGACTCTGCTAAGCAAACAGATACTGTTATTAACAATCAGACCAAGCTAGAAATTGAACACCTAAAGGCAAACTTGGCCTTAGTATTGGCGCATTTAAATTTACGCTCTGAAAAGGAAGCTGAAGCTGAGGCAATCGAAAGAGCAATTTGATTGTGTTTAATAAAATTTTGTGTTAAAAAGTAACAATCTACCAATGGATTCATTGGGTTAATTCTTGGAGTTATCCATGTCAGAAGTGCAAGAGCGGTTGGCATCAAATGTAGTAACAAGTGAAAATTTAGTCGATTGGAACATGAATCGTCTTGGTTTAGCTGCCGAGGAAGCGCCAGTTGAGGCTGAAACAGTAGAGGAAACTCCTGAATCAGAGCCGATTGAGCAAGCTCAAGGTGAGAGTGAACCAGCGTCAGAACCTGAGACAAAAGCAACAGAGGAACGGAAACAAAATCCTAAACTCGAGAAAAGATTCTCTGAGCTTACTAAGGCTAGAAAAGAGGCAGAAGATAAAGCTGCCAAAGCTCAAGCTGAAAAAGAAGCCCTAGAGGAGCGTTTACGGCAATTTGAAACGGTATCGACCCAACCTAAAGAAATCGATCCTGTAGGAGATGAGCCAAGAGCGGATCAGTTTACCGATGCCATTGAGTATGCGAAAGCACTCGCAATGTGGTCGACTGAAAAGGCTTTATATGAGCGTGATAAGCAGGAAGCGGAGCGGAAAGCTGCGGAAGAACAGGCCAAAATCCAAAAGTTATGGTCTGAAAAGCTAGAAAAAGCAAAGCCAAACCTGCCTGATTTTGACGATTTAGTGACATCAAGTAACGTCCAGGTTTCTAATGAAATTAGGGACGCAATCTTGGAGTCGGATGTAGGCCCACAAATCCTATATGAACTAGCGTCAAACACAGAATACGCAAATAAAGTGGCAGGAATGCCGCTTATTAAAGCCTTACGAGAGATTGGGAAGTTGGAGGCTAGGTTTGAACAGGAAACTGCCGAACCAGCGAAGAAGCCTGTTGCTGTGCAGTCAAAAGCGCCTGCTCCGATTAGTCCTTTGAAGGGAACTGGTAGTGCCGAGGTTATAACTTCTGATACAGATAAGTTGACCTATGCGCAATACAAAGAACTCCGCAAAGCTAGACGGATCAGGTAAAACCTAATTTCTATTTAAGGAAAATGAGATGAGTAATAATTTATTAACTATCTCGAAGATCACCAACGAAGCGTTGATGGTCCTCGAAAACGAACTGACATTCACTTCTGAAGTGGATCGTAACTATGACGATCAATTCGCTGTTGTTGGCGCTAAGATTGGTAATACCGTTAACGTCCGTCGTCCAGGTCGTTTCATCGGAACTACAGGTCCTGCTCTCAACGTTGAAGACTTCAATGAGACTTCTGTTCCTGTAACTTTGTCGACACAATTCCATGTGGACACACAATTTACAACTCAAGATTTGGCACTGTCTTTAGACATGTTCTCTGATCGTGTATTGAAGCCTGCTGTTGCAGCTATCGCTAACAAGATCGATAGAGACGGTTTGGTAATGGCTAAGAACGCAACTTACAACACTGTAGGCGTTGCTGGCACACCTCCAACTGGCTTGATCACTTACTTGTCAGCTGCTGCATACCTCGACTCCGAAGGCGCTCCACGTGATGGCCGTCGTGCTTGTATCGTTGATCCTTTTACTTCTGCAACTATTGTTGACAGCTTGAAAGGCTTATTCGTTCCACAAGAAGCTATTGGCGAACAGTATCGTAAAGGCTTGATGGGTCGTGATTCCGCTGGCATGAACTGGAAACTTGATCAAAACGTTGTGGCACAAACATACGGTAACTTCAGCACAACGACTGTTACTGGCTCTGTAAACGTTACAACTGCAACTGGTTTCTTGACCTCTGGTTGGGCTTCTAACAGCACCATCACTTTGACTGCTGCTAACACTGGCACAATCAACTTGAACCAAGGCGATACATTCACCATCGCTGGTGTATATGCAGTTAACCCACAGAACCGTCAGTCATACGGCAAACTGCGTAACTTTGTAGTTAACAGCGCTGTTTCTGTTGCTTCAGGTTCTTCAGTTTCTGTAAACGTATCTCCAGCAGTTATTACTGGTGGTCAGTTTCAAAACGTTTCTGTAACTTCTACTGGCGCTCAAGCTGTAACGTTCTTCAATAGCACTGGCACAACTTCTAACCAAAACATGATCTTCCACCGCAATGCGTTTACGCTTGCAGTAGCTGACCTTGAGTTGCCAGAGGGTGTTCACTTTGCAGGTCGTGCGTCTGATAAAGAAATTGGTCTCAGCATGCGTGTGGTTCGCCAATATACAATTAACAATGACAGTATTCCTACTCGTCTTGACGTATTGTATGGATGGGCTCCTCTGTATCCTGAACTTGCTTGCCGAGTTGCAGCTTAATTTAACGGATAACGAAAGGAAACTATATGTCTAATCCAGGACCAGCAATTACTAACTCAACACACCCATCGAACCTTAACAGCCAACAAGCTCTGCGTGTTTTAGCAGTTCTTAAGGGTGTTAGCGTTGCAGCTTTGGGTGATACACCATTGCCTGTAATCAACAGCGCTTTGTATTTGCCAACCACTATTGTTATTGCTAACGCAAACAACAACGGTGCAACGCAATCCGTAGCTTCTGTTGCTTTGGGTATCTACACAGCACCTTCAGGTGCAAGCGGTTCAGGAACAGCAGTTTTGACCACAGCAGCATTGACAGGTCAAACTACTCCTTCCTATGTAACTGTTTCATCCTCAACTGACACTGCTACCGCTTTGTCAGCACAAACCCTATACATTAACCAAACAACCGCTGTAGCTACAGCGACTGTGGACGTTTATGTTTATGGTTACGATCTAAGCCCAGGCTTCTATTAATCTGAGCTGATGTAAGGGAAAAAGCCATCTTTAAAAGGGTGGCTTTTTTTCTATTTGGTCTTATAATTAATTAACCCATTTTTAGGGTTTTCTTTGCAAAGGAAAAACTATGTCTAGCACTACCGTAACTCGTGGGAATTCCCATGAAACCTTTTATATCCAGCCTACTTTTGACAATACCTCAAATTCATTAGCTGCCAATACTACAACCGCTGTTACTTACAACGTTCCTGGCTTGTTGACTACCGACCAAATTTGCGTTTTTGGTTATAACGGTTCACAAACTGCTGGTGTTGTTATTGCTGAAGCTGATTGCTTGGCTGCTGGTGTTTTAACCATTCAATTTGGAAATTTGACCTCTACTGCTACTTTAAAGCCAGCAAGCGGTGTATATACTATTCAAATCGTTCGTATTGAAGGTAACCCAGCGCCAGTAAACGCTGCTTAAGGAATAAACATGGCAAACACATCGGTCTACCGTTTTGTTGGCCCTACAACTGCTATTACGGTTAGTGGAACGGCCTCAACAGCCGTTACCATTACCCCAAATGGCAATGACCAGGTCAACTATTGCGGATTTTTGAATACTTCAGCTAATCCTGTTGCTATTACTATTACCCCAACTTCCGCTCCTGCAGCTGTATTGCCTTCAGGCGGAAATACAAGCCAATCGTTTGTTTTGGGTGTAACTATGTCCCAGCCAACAGTAATTGCTGTCCCTCCTATTTTCTCAATTACTGCAATTGGAACTTCAGGAACAACGCTTTATGTAATGCCAATGGCGGACCAATCGTAAGCCTATAAAGGACTTTTATGGCTGTTAATGATTCTGTTACGCAGAATTTACTGCCTGTTCAGGCTTACTTTAACCTAGATGGGTCTTTTAATACCTTTATAGGGCAAGGTCAGCCTTTTTTTGCAACGGTTAATCCTGTTCAGTCAGGGTTAACCATTACAAACTCGACTATTGATAGCTCGCCTATTGGTGCAACTACCCCTTCCACAGGGGTTTTTACCAATATATCGACTACCACAGGGCAAATAAGCACAACTCCTAGTAACAATACCGATATTGCCAATAAGTTCTATGTTGATACCGTATCGCAAGGCTTAAGTCCTAAGGCTGCCTGCGCAGTAGCCACACTAGCCAATATAACGCTCTCAGGGCTACAAACGATTGATGGCTATACTACCCTAGCAGGAGACCGAGTTCTCGTAAAGAACCAGTCTTCTAGCCAATATAACGGCATCTATATCGCAT